TCATCTGGACACATAAGAGTCCAATTACCACCTTCTTTCATACGTTTCATAAAGAGGTCAGGTACCCAAAGGGCATAAAATAAATCACGTGCTTTGAGTTCTTCATCACCGTGATTTTTTCTCATTTCTAAGAAGGTTTCGATATCGGCATGCCATGGTTCAAGATAAATAGCAAAACTACCATTTCTACGACCACCACCTTGGTCAACATATTTTGCTGTGTTATTAAATACTCTTAACATAGGAACAATACCATTTGAACGTCCATTTGTTCCTCTAATATGAGTACCAGATGCGCGTATATTATGGATATGTAAACCAACACCACCAGACCATTTTGAAATGAGAGCACAATCTTTCAATGTATTATAGATACCTTCAATACTGTCACTTTCCATAGCAATTAAGTAACATGAACTTAATTGTGGGTGTGGAGTTCCGGCATTGAATAATGTAGGTGTTCCATGAGTGAAATATTTTTGAGATAAATAATTATAACTTTCAATAGCTCTTTCGGTATCATTACCATGAATACCAATACTAACACGCATCCACATATGTTGAATACGTTCCCATACTACACCATCAATACGCATTAAGTAAGCTTTTTCCAGTGTTTTAAATCCAAAATAATCAATAAGATAATCTCTAGTGTAATCAATAGTTTTTTCCCAAAGCTCTTTATGTGCGTTAACGACATTCATAAATTCTTTAGTAACTAAATGACAAAGTTTTCCATGAACGTCTCTATAATTATACAGCTTATTCATTACGGTAAAAAAAGAAGATTTGGTATTTTTGTGATGATTAGAAATTATAAGACGACTTGCTAAAATATTGTATTCAGGTCGTATTGATGACATTGAAGCACATTGTTCAGACAATAATTCATCAATTTGGGCAGTTGAAATGCCGTCATAAAGTTGGTCGATAACTTTCATAGCTAATGCTGTAAAATTAATTTTAATATTAGCTTCTGTACCGATTTTCTTTATTCTATTTAATATCTTATTAAATGAGACTATTTCACGTCCACCAGTTCGTTTAACTACATACATTTCGTCATCATCAACTATAGTTTTATTAGAAGACATAATATGATATGTATATAAAATATTTTCTATATTATTTCATATAATATATGTGTGACATTCCGATAAAAATGATTTTAGCAACAGATATTGGATATGGAATAGGTAAGAATGACAAATTACCAAATTGGAATTTAAAAGGTGATTTAGCTAATTTTAAAAAATTAACTAAAGGAAATGGAACTAATTTTGTAGTAATGGGAAGTAATACATGGCGTTCGATTGGTCAGAAGGCATTAATAAAAAGAAATAATATAGTGATGTCTAAAACTATGGAAATAAAAAATAATATAGTTGTTATTAAAAGAAGTATAGAAGACGTATTTGAATACGTAAATAAAGAAAAAAAGGAAAAATCAGAGTTGTGGATAATAGGTGGTTCTCAAATTTATGAGCTTTTTATAAATCATGTAAGTGAAATACACTGGACAAGAGCATTAAAATCATATGATTGTAATATTTATTTAACAATAGATCTCATCAAAGAAATGATAATTAGACAATGGAAAGAAAATCACTCTGAATTAGATAGTTTAGAAAGTGATGGATACCAATATTGTGTATGGAAGAAGCAGTAAACAAAATATATTATTGAGGAAAATATATATATAAAATGGCTTATATATATATAAATAAAATGCCTACTAAAAAAAAATCAGAAAATATTGATGATGAATTATGTAAAAATAAATCATCGCATACACAAAGACAATTAGATTATTTTTCTGGAAAACATTATACGTATATTAATCAGATATTTGGTGATGAAACAGTTCGAGAAATAATTCAAGAACAATATCATAATCCTAATATGGAATTGATCATAGAGAAAGCAAATGAAGATTTTGAAGATGCTGATGATAGTTTTCACCATGTTGTATTTGATAAAAAAAACAAAAAAAAATATGTAGTTCAGATGATGGATATCAAAATATGGAAAAAAATGAAAATGATACGTTATGTCAATCATATAGTTTAATGACTTATCGTAAAAAACCATTTCCAAAAAAAATGACACATGCATATCAAAAAGAGAGACAAATGCGCATGATTAAAATGTATAGAGAAATGCTTGAAAATAAAGATTTCACAAACGAATTAAATGACGTTGAGACAGATTCTTTCATAAATTATATGAAAGATGATGAGCCACAACTTAATATGGAATGGCCAAAAATAATAGAAAAAATAAAAAATACATTAGATTGTTGGGAAAACTACGGATACAAATACTTTATTGGAACAGGTAAAATACGAAAATCATAAAAGTTATTGTAATTATAAAAAATTGATATATAATTTTATATATTTTATATATCAAAATAAAGTAATTAAACAAACAAAAATGCCAAAACTTTGCTCATACTGTCAATCAGAATCACACAATATTTCAAATTGTACTGTGGATAACCATTTATATGAAACTATTTTATATAATAGTCGTGTGTGTCCTGATTTCATGAGAATGAGCAATAAAACATTAAAAAAATTAGCTTCAATATGTCAATATAAAACTTCATTACCAAGAGTACAATTAAACATTTTATTAACTCGTGTTTGGGAATTTAATAATAAACAATATTGTGAATTAACAAATACAGCAAAGGTAATTGAATCAGAAGAATGTTCAATATGTCTTGATAAAATTGGAAGTGTTAACAAATGTGTAACAAAGTGTGGCCATATGTTTTGCTTAGAATGTATGGTGATTCATTGTAAAAAAAATAATAGTTGTCCATTATGTCGCGAAAAAGTACACAATGTACAACAACCATTACCAGACTATGTATCAATTGAACAACTACCTGATTTGTTAGACCATGAGTTACGATTGGATGATTTAAGTATTATTTCTAATAATATTCACCCAAATGTAACTTTTCGTACTCCACGTACAAACACAGATGAACAATTTGATACATTGTTTGATGTTTTCAATGAAACAAATTTAATTGAACAACAGAGTAGAATTGATACTCTAATCCAAGAATTAGAAGTACAAGAGGAGATTGTAGATTTATTTAATTCTAACAATCAAACAACAAGACCAAGACGCATAAATATTATTTAAACAGAGACAGGTATAGATTGTCCATTTTCATTTAATCTAATTAAACAAACATTATTATTATTATTACTCAAATTATGAAATACTTTCGTATTATCTTCTTCATTTTTAACAGTTACAGAATTACTTCTACTTCTAGGCTTCGCACATCTATGTTGATATCCATCAACTCTTTCTTTCAATATAGTATTCCAAGTCTTTTCTACATCATTTTTTACTGTGTCGAACCATTTTTTATTTCTTTTAACAACTACACATGATTGTTCTTGTAAATAATAATATATGATTTTAAATAAATTTTTATCAGAATGTATTTGTACTTGTTGATGAATCCATTGTTGTATAGAATCTTTGTCTAGATTAGATTTAACTGGGTAATAGACATATTTCGGTATATAAGTTCTATTTTCAATAACACTAAAATGAAGTAATACTCCTTTGTATGTATGTTGATTATCCTCATAAAATTCTTTTTCTTCATATTCTTTGAATCTAGTTTCAAAGAAATCACAATAATCTAATTTACAAGTTTCCATTTGAATCTGCATTTGAACCCAATATTCTTCTTTTGGAATACCTGTAATATCACGATTAAATATATTTTTTATTTCTAACATACGACCAAATAAATTTGAATTGGAGTCTACATTAATACCATCAGGTGAGGCACCTATAAAATCGTATGTATCATGTGTAATACATCCAAAGTCATCTATTATTGTATTGTAAATATCCTCATAAACCATAATACTAACAGGTTCATATTTGTTACCCCATTCCATAGGACCACCGTAATATTTAGGTGGTGATGATTGAGGTTTACATTTATCATAAATGATGCTATTAAGACTACTTTCAGATTTGAATACCTTCCATAAGTTACTAGCTGTAATCATATTATGCCTTTTATCATACCATTCTTGTGTTTTTTGTTCTGGCTGTGGTTTACTTTTGAGATAATTTAATATTTCTGGAATATTTGTTGGAGGCGTATATTCAATAGATTTATGAACATATTTGTCTTGAGCAATATATTCTAAGTGTTCGTCAGTAACATTTTTAATTAAATCATTAATAAATTCTTTTTCAGTAGTTTCTAATTCCCATAGTTCCACTAAATAATTGGTGACATCAGTATTAATTAATTGTTTGTAACCATGACTATAAAAATTTTTATAGTTATTATCAAAGCTGATTTCAATAAGCTCATGTATTTGATTAATTAATAAGCAAATATCATTTTCATTCCAATCATAGATCGGTATATTTAATATATTATATTCTTCTTCGGTCATTGTTTTAATATAAAATAGTAAATATATTTTACATTCAATTTTATCGAATAATATAACCCGTGATTATATGAAGAAAATCATAATAAATGTAGATACGAAAATAATAGAAGAAAAGCAAAGAAAAAATCGAAAAGTAACAGAACATTCTAAATGGGAATATGATAATATAACAAATGAAGAAGAAATAAAATTAGTTACTACATGTTTACAAAATAATGAAGGGAAACAAGAGACATTTCTTATGCAACAAATAAAAAATAAACTATCATCGTACCGTTCTCAAGATAAAACAAAAAAAATATATAATGAAGATAAATTTATAAATATCTTACAAACACTACAATTATTGGAAAAGCAAAATCATCAATGTTATTATTGTAAGGAATGTGTGAAACTATTATATTCAAGTGTTAGAGAACCAAAACAATGGACATTAGAAAGAATGGATAATGATTTTGGACATAATTTTGACAATGTATCAATTGCATGTTTAAATTGTAATTTGCGAAGGCGAACAATGTACCATGGTAGATTTACAGCAACTCAAGAAATAAAAAATGTAGTAAAAATAGGTTAAAAAAAAAGTTATATGAACTAACAATGGAAGAAATAAAACAAAAATTGGATCATTTTGTGATCAATAATAAGGTACCACATATTATATTTCATGGTTCAACTTGTGTAGGTAAACGCAGTATATTATTAGATTTCATTCATAAAATTTATAATAATGATAAAGAAATTATAAAAGAAAATGTTATGAATGTGAATTGCGCATATGGTAAAGGTATTAAGTTTATTAGAGATGATTTAAAGTTTTATGCGAAATCAAATTCATTAACTAGTAATAAGAAATTCAAGAGTATTATTTTATCGAATGCTGATAATTTAACAATGGACGCGCAATCGGCTTTAAGAAGATGTATAGAACAATTTAGTCATAATACACGTTTTTTTATGATAGTAGAAAATAAATATAAATTATTGAACCCGATTCTTTCTAGATTCTGTGAAATTTACATACCAGAAAATATTGTACAAGGTAGAATAATGAAAAAAAATCATATTTATCAAAATAAAGAAAAAACTAATGAATTAAATAAAGAAATAAAGTCATTAGAAAAAAAAACAATTACTCATAATGAATTAATAAATACAGTTAATAATTTATATTCAAAAGGAATAAATTGTTTACAATATATTGAATATTTAAAGCAGCAACAATTAACAGACAAGATATGTAAAACAATAATAGAATTTGATATAGTAAGAATGGAAATAAAACATGAAAAAATGTTATTTTTGTACATATTTAATTATTATTATTTCGTTTAAAATTAAAATAATAAACCACTTTAGAGTGTATAATGGACGATTTTGTCATTTCTAATTTACAAGAATCACGTAATGAATGGTGTACACGTTTAGTATCTATAATGTCACCATTAGTTATTGAGGGATTTCGATCAATATTTAATGAGGCATGGAAATTATGTATTGATAGTGATGAATTAAATAAATATTTAATGACTTTTCAAGAATTATTGGTTCGTATTCCAAAGTGGAATAATGAAATAATTAGTCAAGAGCGTATACGTATAATAGAACGAAGTGGTTGTAATTATTTAGAAGACCTTATAACATGTGTACATATTATTCAATTAAAAGTTCTTACATGTATTAGAGTAGGAAACAAACAAAAACAAATAGATATTTCAGTACCAAAATTAGATGAATTTATACATAAAGTCTACATTAATTGTGCTAGAAAAATTTACAGAAATGTTTATTTATTTGAAAATAATATTAATTCTCTTCAACAACAAAAAAATAATCGTGAATTAGAAATAATTGTACAAGAAAGTATAATGATTGCTATTCGTGAATCAATTCCAACTGAATCTATTATTCGCGCATATATGGATGAAGCAGTTGAACAAGAAGATGAAGTAATTATCGAAGATGTTGAACCAAAACCAGAATTACCTATTAATTCTCAACAAACTACCATTGAAAATATGGAAAATAATTCTGGACCAATAAATACAGAACAAACAGAAGAAATAAAACAAGAAGTACCGAAACCAGAATTAGGAATAAAGAATGTAGATGAAGACAAAGTAATTACTACACTAACATTCAATGATGTAGATTCAGTTTTAGATGAAACTGATAAGGTAAATGAAATAGAAGCACCAAAAACAATAGAGCGATTAGAAGAGTTGAGTACTTCGAGAGCTTTAGAACGTAAATTAGAAGAAGAAGAAGAACAAGATGATATATTGAATATTAGTAATGAAGACATACATTTAACAGATTTTGAAGATCTATCAAAACAAACAACTATGATGGATAATGATGTTTCATTATTAGGGCCTATAGAAGAACTATAATTCGTATATATTATAAAAAAAATACATTTTTGTATAATATTATGGAAAAAGAATTTGCCTTTGCGGTGATGACAACTGTGTTATATGGAATATTACGTTTTTGTGAAATGAAATATATTGAAAAGGAATGGATGCCTATGAAGTTACTAGTAAGAGACATATTAATGGTTTTTATTAGTGCATTAGCAGCGGCTTATATATTTGTCAATTATCATCAAAGTTTTAGTAACTTCTTTAGTGTAATTACTGATACTGCTATGATGGATGGTTCAAATATGAAAGTATATACTGGAGAACCAGGGTTTTAAAATTGATTATATAATATAAAAAATATATATTATATATAAAGTTATTATGGATTATAGGGAAGAATTTGCTAATATTTTAGACGAGTTGAGTACATATAGAGCTAAGAGAGGTGATGTTAGGGCAAGGGTATTTAAACGTGCTCATGAGAATATCATTTTATTAGAAACACCAGTTTATAGTGCAGAAGATTTATCAAATGTACCAGGTGTAGGTCCTGGAATAATTAAATTATTTCAAGAATATGTACAAAACGGAAAAATACAAATATTAGAAGATGAAAAAAACAGATTTGAAAATGTATTATCAGATGTATATGGTGTAGGACCAAAATCAGCTGATGAATTGGTAAAAAAAGGTATTAAATCAATAGCTGAATTACGTGAGAATCAAGATCTATTAAATGATGTACAAAAAATTGGTCTCAAATATTATGAAGATATATTGAAACGTATACCTCGTGATGAAATTAATAAGTATAATGAATTATTTATAAAAAAAATGAATTATGTTAAAGACAATACTACTAAATTTGAAATAGTTGGTAGTTATAGACGTGGAAAAACAGAATCTGGAGATATTGATGTTATAATTACATCTGAGAATCGTGATGTATTTAAAAATTTTATTTCAAGATTAATAGAGGATAATATAATAATAGAAGTATTGTCTAGAGGAAATTCAAAAAGTCTTGTAATAGGTAGATTAAATTGTGAATCTACACCTCGTAGAATAGATTTCTTATACAGCCCTCCAGATGAATATGCTTTTGCTATTTTGTATTTTACCGGAAGTAAGATATTTAATACTGTTATGAGAAAACACGCATTAACTATGGAATATTCATTAAACGAACATGGTTTATATAAAAAATTACCAGGACAAAAAAAAGAAGAAAAAATAGAAGAGATTTTTAAAGATGAAAAAGATATCTTTGATTTTCTAGGTTTGGAATTTAAAGAACCTATAGAACGTATAAATGGAGCCTCTGTTGTGAAAAAAACTGGGTCCTTAGTTGTACAACAAACCAAAAAAGAAACAAAACCGAAAGAACCAAAGGAAACAAAACCAAAGGAAACAAAACCAAAAGTAACAAAAACAAAAAGAAAAACATCTCCAAAAAGTAATGTTACTAGAAAAAAACCAGCATTAACTAATGAGGTTGTTATGGAATATATGAAAGAATTCAAAGAAAAAGGATTAACATTTTTAAAATCATTAAAAGAAAAAGAAATAGCAAGTATCGTAACATTAGCTAATGAACAATTTCATTCATATGATGAAAGTAAGGTTGTATCTTTAACAGATAATGAATATGATATTATTAAAGAATATCTTGAAAAGAAAAATCCAAAAAATAAAGCATTAAAAGACATAGGAGCTCCGGTTGAAAAAAATAAAGTAGAATTACCTGTAAATATGCCTTCGATGGATAAAATAAAACCAGATACAAATGCTCTTACAAACTGGCAGTCAAAATATAGTGGTCCATATGTATTATCATGTAAATTAGATGGTGTTAGTGGTTTATATTATTCAATGGATGGAAAACGCAAATTATATACAAGAGGTAATGGTAGTGTAGGTCAGGATGTATCACATTTACTTAATGATATAAATATACCAGATTTAAAAGACGTTATTGTTCGAGGAGAATTTATCATTAAAAAGAAAACATTTGAAGACAAATATAAAAGTGTATTTTCAAACCCTCGTAATTTGGTAGCAGGAATAGTAAATAGAAAATCAAAAGATAATAAAGCAAAAGATATTGATTTTATTGCTTATGAAGTTATTGAACCTAAACAAAAACCAAGTTCTCAGATGACATTTTTAAAAACCAATGGATTTGTAACAGTAAAAAATGAAAGTAAAACAAATATTACAAATAACTATTTATCAGATATATTAATGGATTGGAGAACCAACCATGAATATGAAATCGATGGTATTATAGTTAGTGATGATAAAATTCATAAACGTGTATCTGGTAATCCGGACCATTCATTCGCATTTAAAATGGTTATGACAGACCAAGTAACTGAAGCAAAAGTCGTAGATGTTATTTGGAAACCTAGTAAAGATGGATATTTAAAACCACGTGTTCGCATAGAACCTGTGAATATAGGTGGAGTTAAAATAGAGTACGCAACTGGTTTTAATGGAAATTTTGTAGAAACTAATAAGATAGGTATAGGTGCTGTTGTTCAATTAATAAGAAGTGGTGATGTTATACCTCATATTAAAGGTGTGACTACTCCAGCTGATAAAGCAAAAATGCCTGATGTTTCTTATAGTTGGACAGATACTCATGTTGATATTATAATGACAAATAAGGATCAAGATCCAGAAGTATTAAGTAAAAATTTAACTATGTTCTTTACTAGTTTAAGTGTAGATGGATTATCTATTGGAAATATAAAAAAATTAATAAAAGGAGGTTATAATACTATATGTAAAATTATTGAAATGACAGAATCTGATTTCTTAAAAATAGAAGGCTTTAAAGAAAAAATGGCTAAGAAACTAACAGAAAATATAAAAACATCAATTGAAGCTGCTAGTTTATTAAAAATAATGGCTGCTTCTGGAAAATTTGGAAGAGGTATTGGAGAGAGAAAAATACGACCAATAATGGAAGCATATCCAGATATATTATTTAGAAATGAAACAAATTCTGAAAAAATCACAATGTTACAAGGTGTTGAAGGTATTGGAAAAGAAAATTCAAAATCCTTTGTTGAAAGTATTTCAACATTTTTAGAATTTATGAGACAATGTAAGTTAACAAATAAATTTAACGAGAAAAAACCGGAAGAACCAAAGATTAATGTTGATAGTAGTCATCCTTTATTTAATAAAAAAATTGTTATGACAAAAATACGTGATAAAGAAATTAATGAAAAATTAGCATCTTATGGAGCTTCTGTAGTAGACAAAGTGAAAGCAGATGTATTTACAGTAATTACAAAATCTAAGGAAGAAACATCAAGTAAATTATTAAAAGCACGTGAAATGAATATAACAATAATGACACCAGAAGAATTCAAAAATATGTATTTTGTATAAAAATAATAATAAACATAATGTTTTTTATTATTGAAAATGTATTAATAAGTTTATTCGGTATAGTTTAAGCATGATGGTTCATAATGTCTATGCCATTCACCATATTCTTGTTCTTTTTTGAATTTTTCATCTACTTTACTTTCATTAACTATTTTTTCATGTAATATATCAGTTCGTAAAATATATTTGGTAGATTTTTTAGGTGATTCGCCTTCATGTTGAACCATGTGGTCATGAATAACAGCTTTACCAGTTTCTGGAGTAATTGTCAAATCAGCATCAGTGAATTCAATATCACGAATAAAACGGCAGTGGCTTTTAACTCCTTCTTGTGAATATTGTGTCCAAAATTTAGTACAACCTTCTGTAAAATCTTCATTTAAATAAATGACAATAGTGAGAAAAGACATTTGTTCATAATATTCTTTACTTTCTTTATCATAACGAAAACGTGACATACGATAATCATCATGTTTAAGAATAAATTGTCCAGGGTCATATTTATAAAAACGAATATGGTCATTTACACCAACTGGAGTGAATTCATCACCCTTTGTAACACTATTCATATATGGTACTTGTTTGATACTTCTAAGGTCCTTAGGGATAAAATCTTTTAATCTTTTCCAAATTTTATCTGCTAATACTGAGTCATCTTTTACATAGAATTGACTTGTTCTAGCACCAGTTCTAGGTGTTTGACCATGTCCTCCACCTGAAGGAGGAGAAGGATTAAAACCAGCTTTTTCAGTCATTTTAATAAGTTCATCACATTCATCTTTTGAAAAAATACTTTTAATAGAATGAATTCTATCTTCTACGTGTTGTGTAAAATTATCATTTTGCATTATATCGCAATTGATGGTTTCCATCGTATATTATTAGTAATAAAATCTTTATATTTATTTAAAATATCTAGTAAAAATGTTAAACATATTGTGTAAAATAAATAAATATAATTTATTAATACAAATATATTAATACAAATGTGGAAGCGATTAATAAAACAAGATAAATTATTTGGAGCCCAGAATTATAAACCATTACCTGTTGTTATACGGGAAGGTATTGGTACAAAATTAATAGATGTAAATGGTAAATATTATTATGATTTTTTATCATCTTACAGTAGTGTTAATCAAGGTCATTGTCATAGATCGTTGGTAAAAGTTATGCAAGAACAATGTAATAAACTAACTCTTTGTAGTAGAGCATTTTATAATGAAAATTTATGTAATTTTTTTAAATTTATGAATGAGGAATTTGGATATGATAAATGTTTACCAATGAATACTGGGGTTGAAGCATCTGAAACAGCTATTAAGTTAGCTAGATTATGGGGATATAAATCAAAAGGTATTCAACAAAATAAAGCAGAAATTATTGTAGCAAAAAATAATTTTTGGGGCAGATCAATCGCCGCATGTTCATCATCTACAACACCTAGTTGTTATGAAAATTTTGGACCATATGTTCCAGGATTTAGGTTTGTAGATTTTAATAATTTACAACAATTAGAAAAAAAATTAAAAAAGCATCCAAATATTGCAGCATTTATGGTTGAGCCAATTCAAGGCGAAGCTGGTATTAATGTACCAGGTAAAACATATTTATCTAAGGTAAAAGAATTATGTAAAAAATATAATGTATTATTTATTTGTGATGAAGTACAAACTGGAATAGGACGAACTGGAAAAATGTTAGCATCAGAAGATATAAAACCAGATATGGTTGTATTAGGAAAGGCGTTATCGGGTGGAATGATGCCTGTATCGTGTGTTCTTGGAAATAAAGAAGTAATGGATTTAATTGAACCTGGAACGCATGGTTCTACTTATGGAGGCAACTCATTAGGAATGGCCTTAGCTCCAAAAGCAGTACAAATAATACATGAAGAACGTCTGTTAAAAAACACACAATACTTAGGTAACCAATTTAGAAAAGAATTGCTACCTCTTGTAAAACAAGGATATCTTAAGGATGTGAGAGGTGTTGGATTATTAAATGCTATTGAATTACATAAACCAGAAGATGCTGAAAAATTAGTTTTTAAATTTATGAAAAATGGTTTATTAACAAGAGTAACACGTAATGCTGTAATACGAATGTGCCCACCTTTAATTATGAATAATTTTCAAATGGAACATAGTTTACAAATTATACATGATTCTATTACAAATTAGTATATTTGCGTAAGATTTTATGTTTGTATTTCCAAATATTTTTTTTATATAAATATATAATGGATCCTAGTTTAAATAATACAGTACAAGATGAGAATAGTGTATTATTAGAAGATGACCAAGAACAAATAATAAGTGAAACTCTAGAAGAATCTAATCTAGATGAAACTATTACAGACTTTCCTCAAACAGGTATCGTAAGAGATAGAATTAGCGTTTTTGAACCAGAAAATGATAGTGTAATTTCTGGTCCTTCTAGTGATAATTCAGTAAATGAAAAAAGTGCAACTACTAGTTTAACAAATACTATAGTTAAACCTACAATTTCTATACCTAGTGGTATGGATAAATTTAATATATTTAAAAATGAATATATTGCTATTCGTAGCAATAACTTACATGTATTAAGAGAATCAAAAGAATGTAAACGATTATTGGATTTAAAATATAATGATTTAGTATTTGTTATCAACAATATTCAAACATCAGTTATTTTTACATCAACTATATCTGGTTTTTTACAGGCTACTAAATTACAATTTGGTATGTCTCCGGTAGTGGTATCTATAGTATCTATAACAATTGCTACATATATCTCTTTAATATTATCAATTTCAAAGTATTATGCTTTGGACGAGTTAAAAGAGCGAATTCAATTATTAAGAGAGAAATATTCTTTATTATTAAATGAAGTAGACTATAACATGGATAAATTAGGTCCATGGTCAATGAAACGCATATGGAAATATGAAAATCATGAAATTAAATACGAAGAATGGAATCTTGTTAAGGAAGATGTTAATGACAGATATAATGAAATTGTAAATACCAAAAAAGAATTAGTTACTGAATATGAATGTATAATGGATACAAAATCACGCAATCATTATCACATTAAAAATAAAAAACTGAACTTAGAAAATAGAAAGAAGGTATATGAATCTGAAAAGAAAGAAGTAGCTTTAGAAACAACTATTGCTATGGACAAAAAAGCCGTAGCTGAAAGAGCAAAATTAGACAATTTAGAATTAAAACACCATAGCATAGTATTATCAACAGAAGAGTTAGATAATTGGTCTTTTGATGCTGATGAATGGAGTAGTGTATAATTATCTTTGTATATAATATAAATGGTCAACTGGAAAGAAAATAACTATGATTCTCCAATAATGAAATTTAAAGATAACAATATAAACCCTAATAATTTTTTATTAACTCAAGATGAACTTAAAGAGTATTTTAAATTAGAAAAACCAATTGGTGGTGGGTCAGGTGCATTTAATAATGTTGAAATTTATCAAGATCAAGATACACAAAAAAAAACAGCATTTAGAATATCAAAAAACCCTTTAATTTTTGCTACAAAAGAACAAAGTAAATCTGATAAAAAAAAATATGAAATAAAAGATCTTCAATTTCCATATCAAGATCTTGCTGCGAAATTTAAGTCAAATGATATTACAACTTTAAATCAAGATAAAACATTTTTTGATAAAACAAGAGATATGTGGAAAAAAGCAAGTAAATACAAACTTTGTCCAAAAATTGATTTTTTCGGTTATGTTTATAAAGAAAAACCAAACAATCTTCTTGAGATATACACAGTAATGATTTCAGAAGCATATGATAATGAAATATTTAAATTTTTAGCAAAGAGAAACGAAATAATTGAAGACCAAGATAAAGAAATAGAAAAATTATTGAAAGAAAAATTAAATCGTATGCATGATATTGGAATTACTTGTTATGATATCAAACCAGAAAATGCTGTACTAAAAACAAAAAAAAAAGAAGACGGAACAGAAATTATAGAAGATGTTAGACTAATTGATTGGGATGGTGATTTTTGTTTAAAAAAAAATTATATAAATAAAGATAAAGATAATAATAAAATTAAAGGAAATAGATTATTTAATTTGTTATTAATGGCTAATCATTTTTATGATATAAAACATTCTTTTGGTATAAAACATAATATTTTTATTAATTCTAACCAAGAAGATCTTACTTTAACTCAGGAGGATTTGGTGAAATTGAGAAATGATAAAAAGGAATATTGTTCCAATTTTTATTATATAAATAGAATAAAACAATATTTCAAAGATTTACCAAAATCAGATAATATATTAGATTATTGTAATGGTGATATACTAGACACTTTTGACACTATGATAAGACGTTTAGAATGTAATATTAAATTAAAACCAAAAACAAAACCAAAAACAGAAAGAGAAACAGAATTATGTCCAAACCCACCATCAAATCTTAATCCATTTGCAAAAAGACCAACAAAGCCAGAAAGACCAAAAAAGTCATATGAAAAATTACAAAATACAGGAAATGTACAGAAAATGTTACAACTTTTTCAAGGTGGTAATAAAACAAAATCAAAACGCAATAAAAAAAATAAAACAAATAAAAAACGTCAAACTTTTGATGTTTATTGTAAATAATTTGATATTCAAATATTTTGTATATCAAACAGAGAACTTTGGATAACGAGGTTTGTGTAATATATTACGTACTTCAGAACTACGAGTATTTTTATATTTATTTATATAATAATATTTACATGTAATATATCTTTCATGTTTAAAAATTTCTTTATTATATTTTGATGTACATATATTTTGACATTCATTTTTTAATTGTAAATATTCTTTAATATTCATATATTAACTACTTAGAAAATTACTATATTAATATTTAATGAAGATAATTTTATTGTTATTTATTTCATTATATGCTAATGCGTTTACTACGACAAATTATTGGTTTCCTATCGTTCCAATATCATCTTACAATTTTGAAGGTCCTTCAAAAATAGAAATTTTAAATAAAGAATTTGTTTTATGGAAATGGAAAAATAAATATGTTTTACAGGATGACAAATGTTCACATAGAATGGCTCCTTTATCTGAAGGATACATAGATTGTAATAGTTGTAATCTACGATGTGCTTATCATGGTTGGGAATATGATTATAATGGTGGAGTATCAAATATACCTCAAAGTATTTATCCAGATAAACATAGAAATAATCCTGCTTTACAATTACAAACATATGAAACAGTTGTAAAGGATGATATATTATGGGCTTATTTGGGTAGTAAACATAGTAAAAATTATATAGATGATCATCCAAGATTTAAAAATTATGGAAATGATAATAATACATTTATGAGGGAATTACCTTATGATTATTTTATTTTATTAGAAAATTTTTTTGATCCTGCTCATATACCATTTGCTCATCATAAATTACAATCTACAAGAGACAAGGGTTGCCCAATAGAAGTACACAATACAAATAGTACATCAGAAACTTTGAGTATAACATTCATGGATAAAAACAATAATGATAATCGCACAATGAGTTTTAAATATCCAAGTAGTTATTTATTAAAAAATGAAAAAAATAGTACAAATGGGTTATTAAAAAATTTACATATATTTACAGTACCAGTTAGAGAAGGTCATAGTAGAATATTAATAAAAACAGAATATAATAAGAAACATAGGTTATATCCTTACATTTCACGTATACCGAAATTTATAAATCATATTTTTACAAATAAATTTTTGGATAGTGATACATTATTATTATATGAACAAGAACGTATCTTACGAAAAGAAAATAATTTATATAATTCAAATAACAATTATAAGTTGTTTACGAGAAGTGATAGAAGTATTCATTATTATTTAAATTGGATGAAAAAAAATAATAATATGACATTACCATATTTCTATCCTCAAAAATATACAAAAGAAATAAAAACAAGAAAGGAGATATTAAACCGTTTTGAGCAACATACAAAAACATGTATTCATTGTAATTCTGTTTTGAATATTATAAATAAAATTCAATATATTCCTATTTTAATAGCAGGGTATTCATATATATACACATGTAATATTTTATACATTATTTTTGGAAGTATTTTAACATTTGTGATGACAAAAATCAAAACAAAATTAATATTTGAAGATTATATTCACAACAATATATAAAATTATAAATAATTAATTTATTATTGTATTACATATAATGGTGGAAACCAGTGTAATAGATATAACATATAGTGAAGTGTGTGATTTTGCTAAGTTAACTATGCTTGTTTATGAATATGGTAAAACATTTACTATGAATCAAGATAAAACAGTAGAATCATTTGTAGAAGATATGATTAATAACGATACATCTTTAATTGAAAACCAACTTCGTTTAGATGTAATTAAAGATTTATCGAAAACTTCTCCTCATGGTAAGGTACATAAATTTTTTAGTGTAGATTCAACAGACTTACAAGTAGGTATTACAATTAGTGAAACTCATAAAAGAATAACAGTTGTGTTTAGAGGAAGTGAATCCAAACATGATTGGTATTATGATTTATCTTTTTTGAAAAGAAATTTACATGACAATGTATATGTCCATAGTGGTTTTTATAAACAATTACATAATGAAAATGTATATGAAGAAATTTTAAAAGAAATAGAAGATTTACTTGAAAAATATCCGGATTATAATGTATTTGTTACTGGTCATAGTCTTGGAGCAGCATTATCAACATTATTTGGTTATGAATTATCTAAAGTAATAGATAAACATGTAACAATTGTATCATTTGCGAGTCCAAGAGTAGGAGACTATGAATTTAGAAAAGCTTTTGATAAGCAAGATAATTTGACCCATTATCGCATTTCCAACCAAAGAGATATTATTACTGCTGCTCCAATGATATTTTTTCAACATGTAGGTATTAATTTATGTTTAAGTGACGATAAATTAGAAATTTTTAAACATTATGATTATAATACGTGGTGGAAATATTCATTGTTTAATTGTTGGAAAGTAAGTGATCATTATATGGATGTTTATTATGAAAGACTTTTAAAACATACATGGTAAAAATATTTTTAAGAATGTAACTCTTGTTGAAAATATATTTTAGTATATATTACCATATACTACATGGTAATATAAAATGGTATATCATTTTATTATATCAATTAAAAAAGTGTGTGTTCAGTAACTAATTCTTGAACAATCATTCCTAATGCGGCAACCATAGCTAATCTACCATTATTTAATTCTTTATTTAAAAATTCTCTACCTTTTGGACTATCTAAGTTTGTCGCGACTTCAAACCCAAGGTCACCAGGTTGATAATTTTCTAATAATTTGAAATAATTAGAAGTACTATCTTTTTGAAAAGGATTTTTCCATCCTCTAAACATGCTTGAAAATTCAGAAACAAACATAAGTGAAACTAATCCAATTTGTAATAAATCAGGTAAATTAGTAAATTCATGAATTGCTGGTCTATGAGTATTAGATTCAATTAAAGGAATTGCTGTTGCGGCAACCATAGCTAATCTACCATGTTTAAGTTCAGCTTCACGATATATAGAAATTTTTTCATCTGTAGTTCCAAAATTTAATGGGTCAAAATTTTCAATTGGTTTTGTAGAACCAACAATAACAGGTTTAGTTTGTAGAGATTTTGCTGTTACAGAGGTAATCCTTGAAAAGGCATTAACGCAAAAAGGGAGTAATAGTAAGAGAAACGAATTCATCATTATAAATAATATAATAATAATCTTTTTATATTATTTTTAGCATAATATTACAGCATGTATCATGTGATAATGACGTGGTAATAAATATAATTATGACGTGGTAATTATTCAGTTATTTTACTTGTGCGATCAATCAGCTTGATCATTTTTTTTCGTAGTTTGTTGTAGATATATAGTCCATAAAAGAAACATATAGTAGAATAAGGTAATATTATATACATAACAGGTTTTTTGAACTGTAGAGAAGCACACGTCATCATAGAAAATATGGATAATACAGTAGTAAACACTGGTATATTTGAATATTTCATAAATGTGTGAAGAAAATCTATAATATGTTGTTGTGGTAATGCACTTATTATCATACATGTAGATAAAGAAACGATAGCACCTAAACTAGATGATACTATACCAAATCCTCTTATACTGTCATAAATAATTAACAAATTATAATCTTCATTAGAAGAATCCGAAATTCCAACTAATGCAGCACATGATAATGATGAAAATAAAACAACCAATTCATATACTTTCAAAAGTCTGGTTTTAATAATTTGTTTTGCTTTTATTTCATTAGTTTCACCATTATTCAAATGTTCATTTTCTTTCTTATATATAATCTCCCAAATATGTGTTCTACTGTCAGTATCTAACCAATTTGCAGTGATTTCTTGTTCATTAATAATTTCCATTTAATAATATAATAATAAAATATTTATATTATTATAATCAAAAATTACATGAAAATCTTATCCAATTCAGGTATACTACCTTGATCATATTTATTCATACAATTCACTTTATTAATTGATAAATAATTTACAGTTCTATTATTATAATTTATTTGTAAATTAGGTATACGTAATGTATAAGATATATAAATAGAATGTTCATTAATATTATTGATAATAATATTCAAAAATAAGCCTGTATAACTAGATATATAATATCCAATTTCTACTGGTTCATTTTTGAATAACATTGACTGTATTACTTGAATTAATCTAAATTTCGAATCTTTATACTGAATATTTTTCATAGATTTTGATAATGAAATACAATTATTAGAATATTTTTCCAATTGTTCATTTGTAAAAGGTACAGGTAATAAAGAATTAGTTTGTTTTAAATGTATATATTTTAATAAATAATGACAAACACAATCAGATAATCTACGTATAGGAGATGTAAAATGACAATACTCAGGGGCACCAATTAAATCGTGTGAGTTAACTTCTGACATATATTCAGCACGTATACCATTAATAATTATTTCATTTAATAATTCTTGTCCAGACATATTGTATACAGTTTCTAACCATTCATTTGCGTTACAAATGCGATACAAGCCATGACCATCAAAATTTATTTTTAAATATTCTCCAACAAAAGAATTTGCGAAGATAGCAAATTCCGCTATCATATTTTTCATAGATTTTTCCACAATTGAATCACAATATAAATACATATTTTTGTCAGTATCATATTTTATATATGAATTAGATACTTCATTTAAAACAGTTCCTTTTGTCTTTGTAGAACGAGAATTTAATAAACTATTACTTATTTTAATACCATTTTGTAATATTTCATTCGTATTAAACAATTCACTAGCTGTTTTATATGATAAAGCATTTACTGACTTAACTTTTATAACTGTAAATGCTAATTGTATTGTACCTTTTGGTTTATATGTATATTTATCAATTTCAGTTAAGATAGTTATCGCATTTTTAACATCTCCATAATTATTTACCATTAAGCTAGACTTTTCCATTATTTCATCCGGAATCATATGAATGGGTTTTCTATTTGATGGATATCTTGTTACAACATTTGATTCAATTGATGACCATAATGAAGAATCCAAATTTATAAATTCAGTAGGGTCGGCTATATGTATAGCCAAGTACAATTTATCATTTTCATAATATATACTAAATGCATCATCAGCATCTTCACATCCTTCGGGGTCTATACTATATACTTCATAGTCAGTCATGTCATTACGATTGTTAATAGAATATATATGAGGTAATATATTATGTTCTAATAGCATACTATCTATATTTGTATTTCTTTTATAACCATAATATGGTTCTATTATTTTCTCAAATTGTTTTTCATAGTGTTCCATTAATAATTATTTACATTATCAAATAATTATTATAACGAATTGTAATATTTAAATATTTTAATTAGCATAAGAAGGAATATTATCAATATTAATGACTACAGCATTTTCTGGAATATTATCAGTATTATATGATTCAAAAAATGGATGTATTAATTGTCTTATAGGTGTATGATGATGTACTAATCTAGCTATCATTTTATATAATTTAAAATTTGGATATCTTTCATCACCATTTTTTTTATACAATATATTTTTACCATCATCATCTGTACACCATTCAGCAATAATACGTTGAAACCCGTCCATATCATCAATAGACATATCACTATCTATAACAAAATCAAATATAGAGCATCCAAGTCGGCATAAATCAAAACTATAATTTGGATCGATACGTTTTTTATCTGAATCAAAGAAAGGTTCAGTGTTATATTGTCCATGTCCGTCACCACCTTCTTGAAAACTATCACTACAAAAGACATTACCATTAAACGTGTATATAGCTCTACCAAAATCTATAATTTTAAATATTTTTCCAAATGTAGGGACTTTGTAAAATTTGTTTTTGTATTGATAGTATACAAATTCATAATCAACTTCTGTATACATTATATTATTTGTATGTAAATCGTTATGTGTAAAATTAAATGCTTTTTGAAGAGTAATAAGAATCATAATAATTTGAAATAATATAGATCTAGCATCATCTTCATCAATAAGGTCATTTTGTAATAAATAATCAAAAGTATTTTCACATTTTTCAAGACAAATCATTTGAATAGGGAAATCATATAAATAAGCAAATAAAGGTTCTTCAGTTACACTACTATCGTCGTCTTCTTCGTCTTCTTCATCATTTGTTTCTTTATCTTCATCTTTATCTTGATTGGTGTCTTCTTCGTCAATGTCTTCATGTTCATCATCTGAATTAGAAACAACACTATTATCACTATCATCACAACTATTCTCAATAAAATCTTCATTTTCATATACTAATTCTATTTTGTTTTCATTTAATTCTGAATCACAATTATCTAATGTTTCAAAATCTATATTACATTCTTCATTAGATATAGCAAGAGTTGGTTTATTTTTTTTTGAATTATGTTGATTATGGTAAGAATGTTGGAATACACTAGTGTGAAATAGTTTAGAAATATTTTCATGAAAGAAGTCATAAGTCTGAATATATTCTAAATCATCTAAAATATCTATTCTATATTGTTTTTGAATTCCTAAAAATGAACCATAATAATCAATACCATGTATAAAAGAATGTTGATTCAATAATTTACCAATGAGTAGATAACAAAAGTTATCAACATATGATGCATTATGAATACTGTTAATTTTACTGTTATTATCTGAATAATTAGGTAATTTAATAGTTTCATGTTTATATTTCCCTATCAAATAATGACAAGGGTCTAATAAAGGGCCATATTTAAAAAATGTGGGTTTATCTATGGTAATATTGGTATTATCTGAAACAATATTATTATTAATGATATGTAGTTTAGTATCTATTTGTGAAAAACTATTATCAACTTTAAATTGATGAAATAATTTATAAATAGGATAATATGTTTGTAAGTCTGATACATCAAAAGGGTTATAATCTTCATCATGTGATTTCCATGAATTAATATTTGGAATTTTTTTTTCAACAAAATTAATGTCGAATTTATTTTTTGTATTTTCCATAATACACTAAAGTAATTTAAAATATTCACTATTTAAACACACATTCGTTATAAAAAAAGTATTCATGTATATGATTATATATATAAATGAATTTAGAATTAAAAAAATTTGATATGAGAGCTATAACATTTAAGCCAGATGAAAATAAAGGCCCTGTAATTGTTATGATAGGTCGTCGTGATACAGGTAAATCATTTTTAGTAAGAGATTTACTATATCATCATCAAGATGTTCCAATAGGTACTGTTATATCAGGTACAGAAGCAGGAAATGGATTTTATGCGAGTCATGTTCCAAAATTATTTATTCATGAAGAATACAATAGTGTTTTAATTGAAAATATATTGCGACGTCAAAAAGCAGTATTAAAACAAGTAAAAAAAGAAGTAACGACTTATGGACGTTCTAAAGTAGATCCTAGAGCATTTTGTATTCTGGATGATTGTTTGTATGATCAATCATGGACAAGAGATAAGTTGATGAGATTATTATTTATGAATGGAAGACATTGGAAAGTAATGTTAATTATAACTATGCAGTATCCTTTAGGTATACCCCCAAATTTAAGAACAAATATAGATTATGTTTTTATATTGAGAGAACCGTACTTAACAAATAGAAAGAGAATTTGGGAGAATTATGCATCAATGTTTCCAACATTGGATGCTTTTAGCGCAGTAATGGATCAAACAACTGAAAATTATGAATGTTTAGTTATAAATAATAATGCAAAATCAAACAAACTGAATGAACAAATATTTTGGTACAAAGCAGAAAGTAGACCGGATTTTAAATTAGGTTCAAAAGAGTTTTGGGAAATTTCAAAAAATATTGGTTCTGATGATGAAGATGAAGAATATGATCCAAGTAAATCAAAAAAGAGAAATGCCGGTCCATCAATAAATGTAAAAAAATCAAAATGGTGATTTAATTAAACAATATCATTATCATTATTGTCAAGAGATTCTATACTCATATTGTCATCGGTATTATCAATATTTAATTCTTCAGCATTGGATTCATCATTTGAATTATCACTATCTGAATGTTCACTACTTTCTTCGTCTGATGATAAATAGCTATGAATTGGTAATCTAACACTAGTAAAAACTCTACTGAATATATCTGTTCTACTAGAAAAACTATCTGATTCATCAAAAAATTCACTTGTCCAAAAATATTCACGAGGTTTATATTCACGAATATGATTATTTAAAAATTTATGGACTTGTATATCATTCTTAGTATTAAAAGGTATAAAATTACTTCTAATTGGTATTGATTGTTTTTGAATGATTTTATTATTATCTCCCCGAATTACTTTAATTTTGGTCCTTCCAAAGAAAGGATTAAACATAATGAACTTTTCTATTTTATATAAAAACATATGTTTGTAATTATACTTTTGTTGGCTATCATTACAATACATAAAATTTAAAAATAATTCATAATATGGTCTGAACGCAGTTAAAATAATATCTGTAGGAAAATCATCTGAGAGTAAAATTTTGTGTTCTTTATTAATACATCTATTAATAAATTTTATCATACGTTTAATACCTCTTAATAAGTGGTCATTTTCAATATTTTTAACAAAACTTTTAATATAATGTGTAATAATAGTACTAGCATGTTTTTCTTTAAAAGAGAAAAGTTCAAAATTTTCATTAAAAAATATTTCGAAAAGTTCTGATTTTATCATGGTTTTATTTTTAATAAAAAAATAGATATTATACAATGTTGACTTATTGAATGGTATATTAGTATATGGGTTTAATATAGCTAAAGAATTACAAAAAAAGTTAGGAGAATGACATAAACGATTATTAATAATTTTAATTATATCTTGTATTTTGTAATAATACTTTGACTTTTCTTGAATAATACAAATAGTATGTTTATGGTTTATATCCAATTCATTCATACTTTCTAATTCAATATTAAATCTGGTAGGATAAAATTTATTGTCATATAATAATTTTAATCTTCGAAAGCCATTAATAGTTTTCATATATTTATTAACATACATCAAATATGCCTGTTTGTCACATTCTGATAGAAATGAGCTATTAATATAACTAATTAATTCCAAAATACTTATATGAGATTGTAAATTATAATTTAAAAAATTATAAAAAAAAGTTCTAGTAATGTTTTGCGTTATATTATTTTTTTCGACATATTCAGTTGTATTTATTTTTTGTACTAATAATAAATAATCACTAAAACCAATTCCAAAAGCGTCTTTATAATAATCTTCTTTTGCGTTTAGAAGTTTTGGTATTATATAATGAATAAGAGTCATTACATAATATATTTAACAAACGTTTATATAAATATAGTTTATTATTTTAATCTTGTTTCTTTTCCTCCATCATTCGTTTTAAAACCTCTTCATTATGTTTCTTTTGTTCTTCTTCAGTGGCTTCTTCACGTTCATCAAAGTTGACAGTTTCAGTAACACCAATTAAATTACCATCATCATCCATAGATTGGGTTAAAACATTACCAGATTTTTCAGCTTCTTTAATGTTTTCTTCAATAGCTTTTTGTTTTGTTTCACGAATGCGTTTTTCAAATTCTTCTTTTGCGCGTTGTTCATTTTTCATCTTTTCACTATGTAATTGATTTAATTCTTCTTCCATAAATTCAACACGTCCTGTTTTATATGCATCTGGGTCCCATGGAATCCACATACCGACAGGTCCTACAAAGATATCATGACTAGAATCAATATCACGTAATTTTTTACAACGTTCTTCAGCTTCTTCTTGTGTATTATATACACCTCTTACTTTCAAACCTCTAACTGAAGTTTGAAAAGCGTTCTTTCTATTATAGTCTTCATTAAGACGTTCTTCATTTTTATCTAAAAATGTTTTATAATCATCATCAACAGGCATTGAACGCATTAATTCAACTTCTTCTTTAGTAAAATCATTAAAATCAGCTATTACTTTTTCAACATTTAAAGTATACTTGTGAGAAATAAAATTTAGAAAATCGAAAAACTTTCCCATAGATTTAGTAAAGTCCCATGACTTCACAAATTCATCAAATAAAAAAAGCTCACGTTTTTTAATAATATTTTCAGGAGATACAAAAGATAGACAGGCAAACTTCTGTCCAGCTAAAGGTGTATCTTCATCGCATAAATCGACATATTTAGGGTTTGGTTTCCCATCAACCATTTTTTTTTCAAAACCAGACATATTTATATAATTAATAATAGTGAATTGTTTATATCTTTTTTTTAAAAAAAAATGTTATGTTATAATATATAATGGACGGTATGTTCGATGTACAAGAATTGGTAAAACGTGTAGTTAAATACTTAATAGAAGGTATAGTTGTTGCTATTGTAGCTTTTTCTATTCCAAAGAAATCTCTCAATGTTGAAGAAATTGTAATCATTGGCCTTGTAGCTGCTGCTACATTTAGTATCTTAGATGTTTTTGTCCCAGCTATGGGTTCAACTGCTCGTACAGGTGCTGGTTTTGGTATTGGTGCTAACTTAGTTGGTTTCCCAAAAGTAGCATAAATTAAATAATATTATAAGTGTAATATATAATATTATTATGGATGAAGGACACAAAAATTTAATTATGTTTTATCAAACAACACTACGTAATGTTGGTTTATATACGACTATATCATTTGGAGCTTTAGGATATTCTAGATACTATCGTGGGAAATCATTTTATTATAACATAATTCTAATATTGACAAGTTTAATATTTTTATCTATAGCTGCATTAATGAACTATTATTTACTTTTAGATATGAATCATTATGTTGATTTATACAAATTAGATGAATCTATTGTTGATCAAATATCAAAATGGAATATTATTCCAAAAATTGTTATTGGATTACAATGTACTTTATTAGTATTAGGTTGTTTAACTTTAATAAAAGAAATTACAAAAAAGTAATATGTTTAAAAAAGTTTTTTTTTTTTAATATTGTATATTAAATGAAAATATTCATTGACGTTGATAATACGATTGTAAACACAATTGGTAACAGTTATGATAAGTCTACTCCTATTCAGGAGAATATAGATAAGGCTAATAAATTATATGATGAAGGTCATACTATAACTTATTGGACAGCACGTGGTTGTAAATCTGGAAAAACCGCAGAATACTTCAGACTAACATATTCTCAATTAACACAATTTGGAGCAAAATTTCATGAATTACGAATGGGAAAACCTCATTTTGATTTATTTATTGATGATAAAAATATTAATGCTATTGATGGTTGGAATGATAGCAATATAAATAATATTTTAAATACAGTAAAAGAAAATGATAGTAAACGTGTTTAAACGGTAGGAAAGAACTGCCAGTCAAGTTCTTTACACACTTTTTTCCATATCATATCTTGTTCTAATTGTTTTTCTCTATCTTTCATCATTGGAATAAATGGTAAGTATTGTGTTTGATCAAGTAATACACATAATTGAAAAAGTGTATATGTGTAATTAAAAAAATTTGTTCTATTAGGAGGACAGTGCATTGCCCATGGTTTTTGAATTTCAATAAAAAGTACACAAAGGGTTTCATGTAATTCTTCGTTCATAACAGGTGGTTTTATTCCAAATATTGAATTAATATATTGAATATGTTCAAAATATTTATTTAAACCTAATTTACGTAATATTTCTCTCATTTTACCATAATTCAATTGCGTCATATCTGTAATTCGTTCCTTTTTAATACGATCTGTAATAGCTTTAATAACTTCTTCTGGAATTTGTGTAGTTTCTTTAGCTTGAAATTGGGCAAGAATCTCTTTAAAATGATTAAGACGAATATATGCTGTATATGATACTTCACTAGGAGGTTCTTTATTGTTAGGTTTACCACCTTCAACAATATGTCTAGTAAAACGTCCACATTCCATATTGTTACATATCAGAATACCTTCATCTTCTTGAGAAATCATTTCACCCTTATTACAAAAAATACATGTATCACATTCAATAGTGAAATCTTGTAATAATAAGTTCTCCTCGTTTATGTTTTTCCAATAATTTTGATATAATTGTCTTGAAGTATTATATTTATTGTTGTTTATATTAGAATCATCTTCACTATTTGCTTTGATTTTAAAAAAAGAGTTAATCACATTATTATTTTGAGAATTTTCTCCTGAATTAATTTTTTGCTTTTCTTCGAAATAAGAAAATATATATTTAGAATTTTCCAAAAAATAATTATTTTTTTCATGTTTGTGTTGCTTTATTTTGTTATTTATATGTTTAACTCGAAATTGTAATTCCATAGCTTTATCTATATCTTTTTTATTTAGCAACTTAATCTGTTGTTTAATATTATCTTTTTCTTTCATTAAATTTGGAATAATAGTGTCTTCTAAATTTGTAAAATATTCCATCATTTGATCGTGTTTAACGTCAATTGTAAAGTTCTGTGATGTCATTTTATAAAATATGTAAAAAGTGGTTTATATATTTTATTAATAAATAACTTTATTATATATATGCCTCCAAAAAATAAAAAAGTATATAAATCAGATAGAAAAACACAAAAACTAAAAGGTAAATTAGAAAAAGATAAAAATAAAACACGAAAAAAAAAAGCACCTCGTGAGAAACCAATGTCTAAAGACGCAAAAAAATTATTAGAAATGTTATTGAAAAATGAAGCAAACCAAAATAATTTAGTTAGTGAAAAGCCAATTGATTATGAATTTGAAGGATTTAAACCAATTGAAAATATAGATATAAAAAAATACAATTCACTTGGAAAATTAATGAATGCTTCAGCAAATGAATTATTTAAACTATTATTTAAATTCTATCCATCTGGTATCATAAAAGTGAAAACAAATGGCGAATCTCAGATATACAAACAAATTGATAATTCTAGACAATTGTGGGAATTATCAAGCCCTACAACACAGTGTAATAATAGTATAGGAAAAGTAGATCTTACTAAAACTTGTTATATTTGTGGTTTACCTTTAGGTATAGGTGCTGCTTCTTTTTCATCTGAATGTGAGCATATTCTACCAATTTCTCAAGCTGTATTATTTTTACAACTGTATCATAATAATATAGATAAAAAATTTTCTGATCTATATAAAAAAGAATACGCTTGGTCACATTCATGTTGTAATAGAGTAAAAAGTGATACATCATTTGTAAAATATAATGAAAAACAAAATAAATTTGTATCTGATGATGTATCTACACGACAAATTTTAAATTCTATATGGGAATCAACAAATATAAATTGTAAAGTTATAACTCCAATATTAACAAGAAAATATAAAAAAAATGAATGGTTAACCGAAAGAATAAAATCAATTAATGAAAATCAAGTATATCCAATAGTTGAACATTTAAATAAACAACAACAACAAGCACCAAATTTATTTTTAATGTCATATTTAGCATCAGCATTATCTCAACCAGATCAACAAATTATTACAATTATAGAAAATAAATTAGAACCTATGATAAGATATTCTGATGATATAATTGTAAGGCATGAAGCAATTACAGATATTTTAAATAGTTTTAAAGAATTTTTCGAAAGTAAAAAAAATGAAATGTATGGTAAGAACCCACAAACTTCTACATTAGGAATGAAAATAAGAGAAACTATGGAAGATATATTTAAAAAAATTTTACCCGATTATAATGAAAAACCAGATGATATATTTGTTTTATTATTTAACCTATTAGTTAACTTAGTGAAAACAAATCAAGATATAAATCTTAGTTTTATTAATTATGTTATGCAAGACAATGATTATCATGATATTGGTTCTGATAAAGTAGAAAAATATTCCAACGGAAAAGAATATATGAAATATAAAATTATAAAGTTATTAAAAAATAATTCTATAGAAGAAGTACAATCCAGAAGGAGAAAAGTTAGTGGATTTGTAGATTTTTTGGATGAACAATTGAAAATATTTGATACTCAATTTAAAGAAATACCAATAAATTTAAAATTAATTATGGATTGGAAAAAAAATCCAAAAAATTTCATTATGAAAGGAACAGATACAGTAGAAGGCGACACACTGAAAGATAATGTATTTTTTCAAAATTATAAAATGTACAATATAGAAGGTACCAATATCGAAGAAAAACCTGTACAACAAGATACAAATATTGATTTACTTATTAAAGAAATGTCTAGATATTCTGATGCTGTTGATGATAATGGAGAACAAGATAAAGAAACCGCATTTTCATTTGATAAATAAAACGTTAAAATTCGCATAATAAAACATTTACTTATTTTATTATGCAACAAGTAAATACAGAAGTAAAAATTGTACCTGAAAATATAAAAATTAGCCATAAAAAATTTCAAAAGATGTTGTTTCTTCATAATGCTATAGAGAATGGCTGGACGATTCGAAAAACGGAAAATCATTATATTTTTTCTAAGAAGCATGAAAATAAAAAGGAGGTTTATCAAAAAGCGTATTTAGAGAAATTTGTCTTAAGTAATCAAGAAGTTGATAACATAATGGATTATAATTAGATGATATATGCTAATAAAAATATATTTTTTAAACATTTTTAATTTGTTATGTATATCCGTGTATTGCTTTTGTCAAAAGTCAATAGTTTATATACTTTAGGATTTTTAGTTAATTTAATGCATTTTTCTGAAATTTTTTTCTTTTACTATATTATATAACTATGGGTGGAGCTTTAATGCAACTTGTCGCTTACGGTGCCCAAGACGTGTTCTTGACCGGTACCCCTGAAATTACTTTCTGGAAGGTGTCTTACAGACGCCATACCAATTTTGCTATGGAATCAATTGAACAAACATTCTCTGGCCAAGCCGACTTCGGTCGTCGTGTAACATGTACTATCAGCCGTAATGGTGATCTTGCATACCGCACATATCTTCAAGTAACTCTTCCTGAAATCGCTCAAGGATCAAACCCAACATGGGCTCGTTGGTTAGATTTCCCAGGTGAACAACTTGTTTCTCAAGTAGAAGTAGAAATTGGTGGTCAACGTATCGATCGTCAATATGGTGACTGGATGCACATCTGGAACCAACTTACTCTTTCTGCTGAACAAAAATCAGGATACAACAAAATGGTTGGTCACACCAGTCAATTAACATATCTTATGGATTCTGATTATGCTGCTGTTAGCGGACCATGTGCTGGATCAGGTGCTCCTGCTCAAGTATGTGCTCCACGTAAAGCACTCCCAGAAACCACACTTTATGTACCTCTTCAATTCTGGTTTTGCCGCAACCCAGGTCTTGCTCTTCCTCTTATCGCTCTCCAATACCACGAAGTTAAAATCAACATTGACTTCCGTCCAATTGGTGAATGTTTATGGGCTGTTTCAGGAGCTGGTGCTTTAGGTGCCGCCACATCACACACAGCTTCTTTCCAAAACTCACTTGTAGCTGCTTCCCTTTACGTTGATTATATCTTCCTTGATACTGATGAACGTAGAAAAATGGCACAAAACCCTCATGAATACCTCATTGAACAAGTTCAATTCACAGGTGATGAATCAGTTGGATCATCATCAAACCGTATCAAATTAAATTTCAATCATCCATGTAAAGAACTTGTATGGGTTGTACAACCAGATGCTAATGTAGATTACTGTGACTCCCTTGAAGCTGGTAAAGATTTACACGCTTTATACGGTGCTCAACCATTTAACTACACAGATGCTCTTGATGTACTTACAAACTCATTAACTGCTTTCACAACATCTGCTGGTGCTTCAGCATTTGTATCAGGTAACTCTTTCGTTGATCTTTCCAACAGTCTTGGTACTGTTGGTGATGCTGCAACATTCGTTCTTGGTGAAGCTGCTCTTGACATGCATTGTTGGGGTGAAAATCCAGTTGTAACAGCCAAATTACAACTTAATGGACAAGACCGTTTCTCAGAACGTGAAGGTTCATACTTCGATGTTGTTCAACCATTCCAACACCACACTGCTTCTCCAGATTCTGGTATTAATGTTTACTCATTTGCTCTTCGCCCAGAAGAACACCAACCATCTGGAACATGTAACTTCTCAAGAATTGACAATGCTGTCTTACAACTTGTCTTAAGTTCTAACACTGTATCAGGTTCAAACACTGCTAAAGTACGTGTCTATGCTGTTAACTACAATGTATTACGTGTTATGTCAGGTATGGCTGGTGTAGCTTACTCAAATTAAGTCAATTATTGTCTTATCAAATTTATTTGTTAGATAATTTTTCGTATTTAATATAAAAAAAATAACTTAAAATTTATAATTTATTTTTTGAATTTAATAACATAGGTTTGTAAATATTAATTATTTAAGTATTGAAAAACATAAAATGAATAATATGTAATATTCATGAAGTGTGTTGAAATTAATAATTTAACTTTTAAATATGAAAATACGGTAATATTTAAAAATTTTTCATTAGATTTACATTCTAATAATTGTTATGTATTGTCTGGATTAAATGGTTGTGGAAAATCTACATTACTTAAGATAATCGGTGGTAAATCATTATGTGAGTCAGACAAGGTAAAGGTACTTTCAAAAGATCCATTTAGAGATACAACACTTAATAATGATATTACATTTGTTAATAATGATTGGGGTACACGAACAGTTGCTTATGCTGGATATAATATGCCTATACAATCAAGTTTAAAAGTGAATGAAATGATGGTAGCATTAAAAAAACAATTTCCAGAACGAAATAAAGAATTACTTGACGTTTTAGATATAAATCCAGAATGGAGCTTAAATGGTGTTAGCGAAGGACAAAGAAAGCGTGTACAATTATATTTAACTTTATTGAAACCATTTAAGATATGTCTTCTAGACGAAATTACAGTGAATTTAGATTTACTAGTTAAGGATAAATTTATGAAATATCTTAAAAAGGAGACATTCGAAAGAGAATGTTGTATTGTTTATGTAACACATATATTTGATGGATTAGAAGATTGGGGTACTCAATTGATTTATTTAAAAAAGAATAAAGAAATTGAAATCACAAATATTGAAAATATTCCCAATATTTATAAGCATCTTTTATCAAAATTTAAACAAGAAAACACATCCGAATTAGAAAAAGAAGCAAATAGTTATACAAACACTCCTAAAAAAAATGCCGGAGGTTATTCAAATGGTGTTTTAATAAATTTAAAATATAATTGAAATAACAAAATTATAGTTTATACAAAATATTTATTTTTTATAAGGTTTATACTTAACACTCATTACTTTCCCCAACATAACAAGTTGATTTGAATCCATTACAGCAACACGTCCAAGTCCTTGACAAGAATCAAATGATTCTAAATATAAAGGTTGTTGTGGACTGAATTCAACTTCAGCAGATTCACCTCTTTCTAAAAATGGTGGATCTTCTTGTTTTTCATTACCAGTTTTTTTTCCCGTTTTCCACATAATTTTTGTCATTTTACAAGCAGATTTTGCTGTACGAATATGTACACAAGGAGAAAACCCTGGTTTTAATTGACCTGGATGTTCTTGAACAACAATTTGTGCTACAAAACTTTCTACAGCTTCTAATACGTCTTCTTTTTGTAATGAAATAACATCACCAACCTTAGGCATATTTGTTTTATCTAGACCTTTAATGTTCATACCAACATTATCACCAGGTTTAGCATTAGGCCATGTTTTATGATGCATTTCAATACTGAATACTTTAAGATTTTCAATTCCACGAGGAGCTACTCTAATAATATCACCAGCATTTAATGTTCCTTGTTCAATGCGACCAGTAATAACATCACCAACACCTTTAATTTTATAAATTCCATTAATAGGAATACGTAATGATTTATCAGGGAAACGTTTAGGTGGACGTGCGATTTTTTCTAAAGCATCATATAAAGTAACACCTTCAACAACTTCATCTTTTGAAATGTTAGCTTTCCATCCTTTATACCAAGGCATTTTATCAGTTTTTTCAACTAAATTTTCACCTAAAAATCCAGAATAAGGAATAAAAGCTACTTGTTTTGGTTTAAATCCGGCTTGTTGAATCATCTTTGTCATTTCTTCTTTAATTTCATTGAAACGTTGTTCAGACCAATCACAAGAATCCATTTTATTAACGCCAACAATTAATTTTTCGATTCCTAATAAACCTAATAAACGAGCATGTTGACGTGTTTGTCCTTGTACCTCCCCACTTGAATGGTCACCACGCGCAATAGCAGTTTCAAAACCTCCCATTTCAGCTGGAACCAATAATAGTGCAACATCCGCACAACCAGCACCGGTGATCATATTTTTAACATAATCTCTATGACCAGGTGCGTCTACAATAGTATAATGATAAGTATCAGTGAAAAATTCTTTAGTGGTACAGTTGATTGTAACACCTCTTTCACGTTCAGCTTTATCCTTATCCATATAATAAGCAAAAGCAAAGGAACTTTTACCTTGAGCATCGGCTTCTGCTTGTAATTTTTCCATATCACGAGAAGAAATACCTCCTAATTTAAAAATTAAATGACCAGTTGTTGTCGATTTACCAGCATCAACATGTCCACATACAACTAATGAAATATGTTCTTTTGCTAATTCAGTCATAACAATATAACAGTATAATGCTACAATTCTTTATGTTTTTTTATAATATTATTTTAATTATTAAACTGACTAGATTATATTTTATATAAAATAAAATATAAACATAAACGAATAATTATTATTAATGTCTTTAAGAACAAGTAATACACAAAATGATTTATTACTAAATAGTTTATTAAATTATTATGAAGATGATAATAAATTAAAACGTCTCATTTCAATTATAAATGGAGAACATCGCATTTCGTTACGTATTATAGATTGGTTTGTAACAAATTATGCGAAACAACAGTTTGTTGTATATATAATTGATAATAGACGTTTTAAAGTATTTCATGAATATAAATTAAAATTAAAAGCATATTCAAAAAAAAGATTTGATCCATTTTGTAGATGGGAAAGAATTGCTATTCCCTACGACGATGATACTAATATGGAAACTACAATAGGTCAATTAAATTTTTTTAGATGGGCTTTTGATAATTTAATTATTGAATATATAAATGATAATTATGAACAAATAGAAGAAGATATGAATCAACGTAATAGTAATTCTAGAAAAAAGCATGATTCTTCAAATAATACAAAAACGAGAAAAAAAAGAGAAGAATTGTCTATTTCAGCTTGTAAATGTATCAAAAAGGAAGATGTTCATATAGTTGTAAAATTTTCATGAATATAATTTTATTATATTTTCTATAGAATCTTTTGAATGATATATAATTTCTTGTGGACTGTCAATATTTCCGTCCACATGTAGTACTGATTGTTCAATGGGCATTCCTGTTAACCATTTTATATGATAATCGTGACATTTTTTTAGATAATCTATTTGAATTTTGTCTTCTCCATCTCTATCTCTTTGTTTTATTCTTTGAAGGCATTTATCTGGGTTAGTATTAATAAATATAATACCTTTGTGTTGAAATTCATTCTTATAGATATTATAATATTGTAAATATATTTTATAATTTATAGATTCCATATTACCATCATCATATAACATCTTTGCGAATATATTACAGTCTGCTTCCAATGACCTTTCACAAATAAATATTCTAGCAGAGGGTTTATTTTTCAAGGCAGTTCTGAATTTATGAACTCTCGTAGCAAACGCCATCACCTGAAATGAAAATGCATATTCTTTTGGATTTTTATAAAATTTTGTTAAAATATCTTCATTATCATCTCCTTTTATATCTCCCCACATATCAACTGGTTCTTCAACAAAAGTTATTAACTCGTCATTAGCATAGTGTTGTTTTAAATAATTCAATATTGTAGATTTTCCAGCTCCGATATTACCCTCTATAGAAATTATCTTGATTTTATCCATAATATAATATAATAGAATATATTATACTTTAATAGTTCTTTCAATTTTACAGTATATATGTTGGTTTATACAACAATATATCTTTTACAGTACTTGTAGTCTTAAATAATTCTTCACCATAAATATCTTGTAATAATAACCATTCAAATAATCCACCACTATATAGATACACATTTGTAAATCCTAATTTTAATAACTGTGCGGCTTTGCTATCCGATGATTCATCACATGAATTTTTCCCATAAACAACTATTTTCTTTTTATAATTATATTTTGATATGTATTCGTTTATAATTGTTTGTTCTTCATTAATAGATATAGTATTTTTTATTAAACACATTTGTTCGTGTGAAGGTAATGTATTAACTATAATATATTCTCTATTATTGATTATATTTTGTACATCTTGATATCCTATCTTTGATATTTTTGATGAAAATAAATAATTGATCATTGTTTGGATATATATAGACATAATAATCCTTTTATGTGTATTAATTTTAAAAATTGATTAAAAAGTTAATATGTATATATATATTAAATAAAGAATGGATTTTACACAGTCAAAACTATCAAAAAAAGAATGGGAATCAATAGAAGCAAAAGTTTCTATTGAGGAACATAATATATTAAAAATGATTAATAGTGGATATAATAATATTAATATCAATCAAAATAAGCATAATTCTATTATAAATTATTTAAAAATGGATGAAAGCGATAATATACACAACATATTATATAATAATTATTTTAAACAAGATATAGAAAAAAATATAAAAAAATATGGTAATTTTGAATTTGAATTACAGACAAATAAGCTAATAAAACTTACCAGCATTGATAGAATTCGAATAGACAATTTAAGTGAAAATATATCAAAAAATAAAGATAAAATATTCGAATTCTTATTAATTGAACTATGTTACAATATTTTAAAATATCATCATAAACAAAAATCTAGTTATGTTTCTTATTTATATTCATTAATACATCTTATGAAATGTTCTATTAATAAAATTAATATTAATGTTTTGTCCTATGTAAATAAAGTAATAGACACATATTCAAAAGATATTTCCACAGACCATATATTGAAAAATGCTAATTTATATATTGAAAAAAATGAATATATTATGAAATATCAAGATTTAAAATTATTTTCACATCAGAAAGAAATATATTCTGTATGTAAAATAAATCATGATAATCCAAAATTAATACAATATTGTGCACCTACTGGTACAGGTAAAACATTGACCCCTATTGGATTATCAAATCAATATAAAATAATATTTGTATGTGTTGCTCGTCATATTGGATTATCATTAGCAAAATCCGCAATTAATATGGATAAAAAAGTTGCTTTTGCTTTCGGATGTAAAACCTCATCAGATATTAGATTACATTATAATGCTGTAAAAGAATTTGAAAAAAATTACAAAACAGGTGGTATATTTAAAGCAGATAATTCAGTTGGTGATAAAGTAGATATTATTATTTGTGATGTGATGTCATACTTGATAAGTATGAATTATATGATGGCTTTTAATTGTAAATCTGATATTTTGACATTTTGGGATGAACCTACTATAAGTATGGATTCTGAAAATCATGAATTACATGACATTATTCATAAAAATTGGGTTGAAAATGAAATACCTAATATGGTATTATCATGCGCAACATTACCGCATAATGATGAAATTCAAAGTGTTATTCAAGACTTTAGAGGTAAATTTGATAATTCCCGAATATTTAATATTAACAGTTATGATTATAAAAAATCAATTCCTATATTGAATAAACAAAATTATTGTGTTTTAATTCATAATATGTATGAAAATTATGATGATATGATTAATTGTGTTAACTATTGTAATGAAAATAAGACATTACTTAGATATTTTGATTTACAGAAAGTTGTTGAATTTATTTATATGGTTCAAAAAAAAAATATATTAGAAGATGACATGAATGTGGAAGTATATTTTGAAGGAGCTATTTCAAATATAACAATGAATACTATCAAACAATATTACTTAGATATTTTAAAACTAATTCCAAAAGAAGAATGGAGAAATTTATACAATATTATGAAACAGTATGAGAGTCCAAAATTTGGAGATATTATTACTCGAACTACATCAATAGATAGTATTAATAACAGCAATAATTTGAATAATAATTTAGAATTGAAAAGAACGTACAGTGTATTTAATGAAAAACCGACAAAGAAACCAAAAGTATCAAATAGTGGTGTATTATTTACCACTCAAGATGCTCATACGTTAACAGATGGTCCAACTATCTATTTATGTGATGATGTCAACAAAATAGGTAAATTTTATTTACAACAATCCAATATTCCTAATCCAGAATTTCAAAAATTATTGACAAAAATTACAAAAAATAATGAAATTACTGATAAAATACAAAACTTGGAAAAATTAATTGAAAATGAAATGGAAAAGAATGAAGAAGGTGATAATGGAACAGAAAAAGTACAAAAAGAAAAAATGAATAATGAATGTAGACAAATGGTTGCGCAAATAAATAAATTACGCAAACAAGTATTATTAATTTCATTAGATTATAAATATATTCCTAATAGTCGTCACCATCAAAATTTATGGTTAGGTGATGATTTTGTTGAAAATGCTTTTACTCCACATATTGAAGAACACCAAGTCAAACAAATTCTATTATTAAAAATAGATAATTATTTAAAAGTATTATTATTAATGGGTATTGGAATTTTGATGGATAATGTAGAACCTGATTATATTGAAATCATGAAATCATTAGCACAAAATCAAAAATTATATATTATTATAGCATCTAGTGATTATATTTATGGAACAAATTATCAGTTTTGTCATGGAATTATTGGGAAAGACTTAACAAATATGACACAACAAAAAACAATACAATCATTAGGACGTGTTGGTAGAGGAAATATTCAACAAACATATACTGTTAGATTTAGAGATGATAATATGATTAAAAAATTATTTGAAAAACAAGAATACAACTTAGAAGCAATTAATATGAATAAATTATTTTCATCAGAATAAATTAATAAATAAATATAAAATTATTTAATTATGAAATATAAATTATTTTTTATGATATATCCTTTTATACGTAATAATATGATTCATAAATCAACAGCCATGTTAATACCGATTCATGATTTAAATACAACAGTAATAACTGAAATAGCTAAGAATGTGAGAGTTGTACCTACAGTAACAGCATTAATTTTAATTACTGCTGGCTTTAAGATTATGGAAAAATTAAATTTATACACTGAACTATTACCTTTTTTTTATTGGAAATAATACCTATCTTCAAAATTATATAAATGTAAAGCATATTTATATTATTATGTTGTTTATAAATCCACCATTTGGAAATTATTTGAATTTACCAAATACTACCTCTATTACGGGAAGTTTTACATTACAGCCTAGAGAAGGGTTAATAATGCAAATTATAAAAACATTAAGATATTCTTTTGAATATAATGGTTGGGTAAACAAAATTGGTTTAAAAAATAAAGGTATTGATTGGGCATTAACAAATATAGACAAAAATAATATTATTTCAGTTGCTATTTTACATGAAAAGGAAATACCATTATTGAATAATAAAATACCTATGGATAGAAGCATAGAATTAAATGTAAGTTGTCCAAATGCTGAAAAAAAGATGATTAATTCAGGATTAGCTTGCTTTCTTAATGACAATCGAAAATGGTGTATAATTAAAGTGTCTCCAAAAACAACCCACGAAGAGATAGATAATTATTACAATATGGGATTCAGACAGTTTCATTGTTGTAATACAATACCTGTTAAAGAAGGTGGATTAAGTGGAAGTTCATTGATTCCTTATACAAGTGAAAAAATAAGTTATTTAAAAAAGAAGTATCCAGAAACTACCATCATTGCTGGAGGTGGAATACAACATTATAATGATATATTACATTATAATTACATTGGAGCGCATCATCATTCAATATCTACATTATTGTTTAATCCATACGGGTTTCTTAAATTGTATTATAAATACAATGTAAAAAAATAAATATTATATATTATTTATTCATAATATATGCTATGAAAACCTGGTGGAATTCTAGTTTTTATTTCTTGTTTATGAATAACTTTATCGTCCATATCAATTAAAGCAATATATGAATGTTTGTCGTCATTTACAAATGAAAGCAAATATTCAATATTGTCTATTGTAACTACCTGAGGTTCTGAATTTCCATATAAAGAATCTTCCAGTAAATATATTGATGGTATACTATTTACAAAATTAAATGTATTTATTTTCGTATATCCTCTAATATATCCTGTAGATGAATCAAAAATAGTACAATAAACTATATTTGGATTTGTATTAGATTTTATAGGGAAATCCAAATTATAAGGGAAAGATACTGGTAAATTTTCCATGTATTGATTATCTATTATTTTTGTAGTAGAATATACTTTATCTAATTCTATTTGTTTTAACCTTAGCTTACCTCTAATAACTTTTTCTGTATTTTCTACATTTTCTAAGTCTACAAAATCATCCATATATAAATTATCCATTACACATGCAAATATAATGAATTTATTATGTGTTTCATATGAATTTGAAAAATGAAAGATGAAAAAATTTGAATCAAAATAAAACCATCTTGGTTCTTCTTGTTTTTCAACATTTATAACTCCGAAACGCGTTACACCATTTTCTTTATCAAAATGTAATGGTAGATGCCCTTGTAAAATCAAATTCACATCATATTTTAAAGGCATATCTGGAACGATTATATTATTTCCTGTAAAAGCCACATCATGTGTCATTCCATTATTTATTAAATTAAAGTTTTGTTGCGAAATTAATGTCATATTCTTAGAAAATGTGTTTAATATAAAACGTCCATAATTAAAATCATAATTATTATAACCATATAAATATACTTGATTTCTCAATTTGTCTTTAATTGGATGAGCGGTAGTACTTTTTATTGATGGATAATGTAATCTTTGTACAGTTGATATATTACAT